TATAGCCAAGATTGCAATTGCAACTTTCAAGAATGTGAAGAATATAAAATTGATGATATTTTAAAAAAAATCAACGAGGTATTAAAATGAGCGAATATTATACAGAACTTATTAACTATTTTAAAGGTTTAGAAATTAAACAAGTTTTAGAACTTGCACGCAAATCAATAAGATTAGAAACAGAAAATAGAAAACTAGGATTAAAATTAAGCAAGCTAGAAGATATACTAATGAACTCACGTTTATTAGCAGAACAAAGTATGAAATATGATACAGATAAAAATATCACAATAAGAACAATCAACGAAATGTTGGAAATCATAAGAGGTGAATAATGAGCGAAATAGAAAAATTATATGAGAATGCGGAAATAAGTAAACGCGGAAAAAGAGATTGTACGACTTGTGAATATTTAGATTGTCAAAATTATTGTCTTATTAGTGAAAATAATAAATGTGCTAAGTTTAAATTCGTTTTTCCCGACTTCACCGCAGAAAAACAGTTAGAGTTGATTAAGTGGTTGATACAAGAAGTTGACAATTTAAACCTTTGGTATTTTAGCGGTAAAGAAGAAGTCTTTGATTTTAACTTAGGAATAATTAATGCAAAAGGTGCAACATTTGAGGAAACGCTTGCAAAAATCATAAACAATCTTTGGCAAGACCTAACAGAAGAAGAAAAAGAACAGATAAAGGAGATATTGAATGGATAAAGATACTCTATTAAAAGAATTAGACAAACTTCATTGTAAAAAATATGAAGATTTTGAAGAAGGTCATATAAAAGCTGATGAGTTATTAATAAAATACATCAACGATAAAGACATTGAAGAAGCTTTTGAAAATGTTGGTAAGTGGTATTCGTAGATATTTTGAAAGGATAGAAGAATGACAATACTAATAGCAATAGGAATAATGATTTTATGTATTTTAATAGTGCCTATTATTGAATTTTTATTTGACCACCCTAAATTACTAATGTTTATTACATATACAATAACATTTATTGCTATAACGATTGTAGTCTATGGCATTAGAGGATGTTGGTAATGAACAACTTTGAAAAAATAAAACAAATGAATATAGATGAAATGGCAAGTTGGATTACTGATTTTGTAGAAAATTATACAAGGGGAAGTCTTCTTAATTTTGATGAAATCTTAGAAGTTTTATTAGAAAGCGAGGTTGAAGAATGAAAAGTGAAAATGAAATTAAAGAAGAACTTAATTTAATAAAATTAGCTAAAAAGCAAGCGTGGAATGGTAATAAATATCCTTGTACGCAGACGGCACTAGCAGGAATACAATTAATGGCTCAACAAGAAATTTTAGAATGGGTATTAGAAAATGAAAATAAACAGAATTAATAAAACACCGCCTTATATCCCATTCGAGAAAAAGAATAAATTCCCTAAAGGTTATGTAGTAGCTGATATGGGTTTTTGGGATAAAGACGGCAAGTATAAAGAAGATTGGCAAGTGGTAAGGGTAGATGAAACAACTAAAAAATAACTGGTATCAACAAGACATATTATTTTTGCTAAAATATTATAATCTCTTTGGCTTTAATTACTGTTGTGAAATTTTTCACAAAACACCAAGACAAATGTATTATCAGCTTAATAAACTAGGAATAAAAACAGGACATCAAGCACTAAGCAAAAAACAAAGACATATAATATATTTGCAGAAAAATGGCTATAACGGTACACAGATACAAAAAATATTAAATATGTCTTTCTATCAGTATCAACATAATAGATGTAATTTATATAAAAAAATAAATTGTAAAGATTACAAAGAGGTTAGAAAATGGAAAGATAACGATAAAAATTTAATTAATTTGTTATTATTGCCAAGTGAAAAGGAGTTAATAAATGTTAAGCAATTTGACAAAACAGGAGTTAAAAGTATATAATCAGCTTATTACTGCATTAAGTGTTAAACAAATAGCAAAAGTATTAGGGGTATCAACTACAACTATAGCAACTCATAGAAATAGAATTTTTGAGAAACTAAAATATAATGATAGGCTTGAATTGGTTGTAGATTATTATTCAACGGAGTTAAACAAATTAAAGCAAGTTTTACTAGATAAGGGTTTATAATGTATCAATATATGAATGTCGAAGAAATATCTAATTATTTTAATTTAGCGGTCGTTCAAGTGAAAAATTATATTAGCAGGGGTGAAATAAGTATGAATGATTTATTATTTAGACCTTTAAGGGTTTATATGACAAAGGAGAACGCTGAAAAGTTTAATACTTTACGTGATAGTTTGTATAAAAACGATAGATTATATAGCAGAAAAAAAGAAAATAAAATTTATATTCACGGATGGAATTATACTGCATTTAATTGTTATAAAACAAACTATGATTGTGCAAATTGTATAGTAAGCAAATTAGAAACTATAGAGCATTGTAATATGCCTGCTGTAGTAGCGGAATTATTGAATAAAGTAGGAGAGCCAAGTCCTGATTTATACAATTGACAAAAATAAAAAATATGCTATAATGAGAGTAGTTTACTAGTTTGTGGGGGACAAGCTAAAGACCTTGAAAAAGGCAAAAATGGGGGATTAGTGTCTGTAAATAGATTAAAATGTTGCGGACGTAACGTACAAATACTTTATACAGTACCGCTATACGATACGGAAAGACAACTACACAGAGAGTTAGTAGTTGGAAGATGTAAAAACAGTAATTGCGGTTGCTTGAAAGCTCAGATTATTTACTGGGATAAAATAAAACAGACTTTCAGGTATGAAAAAATACCGCAAAAAGATATAGCAAAAACAATAGAAGCCTATAAAAAAAGCCCTTATTTAACGGACATTAATAAACCAATCAGACAAGGCTCTAAAGAGAATATGAATTGGAAATACCACGAAAAGAACGGTATTATTAAAGATTTTAACGGGTTGAGGGTAAATGGATAGCATAACTCTTAAAGGTGTAGAAATACCGAGTGTAAATCATTACTTAGGTAGAACAAAAAGTGGAAGAACATATTTAACAGAGCAAGCAAAAGAATTTAAAAAGTTAATTGCTATTTATTGCAGAAATTTTGAGTTAAGAAAAGACAATGTAGCAATAAAATTTAATTGGTATATAAACCATAATAGACGGAGTGATTTAGATAACAGATTAAAAGTATTGCTTGATAGTTTAACGGGCATTGCTTATATAGATGATAAACAAGTGGTAGAAATCCACGCAAAGAAAATAAAAACAGATTTTAATGGGTTTGATTTAATGGTAGAGAGTGTTTAATATGGAAAAGTTATATAATGAGCAAGTTACTGAGTTTAAGTTATTCGGGATAAAATTTGCAGAAATAAAAAAAGTTACAAGGGAAGCTATGGAAGACAATATATCAACATTTAATTATGTTGTAACGCCTGAACACTATAACGAGGAATTTAACGTAAATGATTAATGAATTAATATTACATTTAATAGCAATTAAAGAATTTTCAAAGGATATACATTATACTTGCCATTCACAAGCATTTTACGGTAAGCACTTATTAGCTGATAGAGTACAAGAAGAAATTGACGACTTTATAGATGAATTAAAAGAAACAGCTTTACTTGGTGCAGATGAAAGACCGTTACAAAGTAAAGAGTATTTACAAGGGGCGGTTACATTAATACCTGATATCTTGCTAAAAGACGATAAACAAAATTTTATAGAGTTACATAATTTAATTATAAAGACTTTAGATTTAATACAAGGCATTGAGGCTAACAGGGCAACAAACGCACTACTTGATAATATTGCAAGTAACTTACAACAATCTAAAGGTTTAATTAATTTACAAATAGAGGATTAATAAATGAGTAATTTTACAGTACCAAAAGGAACATATACAACACTTGCAACTATTATGGGTGCAAGCTATGACAATACAAAAGACTATATATTACACGTAAACGAAATTACAAGAGGGTTATTGCAAATAAACTCAGCTAATACCGGCAGAGGAAAAGAGTACAAAAGTTTTGCAGATATAAACATAGACAAAGCTGTTACTATATATTTAAGAGGTACAGCAGATACTATTGATGTATATATTGAAGAAAAGAAAGCATAATTAAGAAATATTAAGAAACGTTGAACTATGGCTAAAAAAAAAATAAATGAAAACTCCTTAAAGAACTTAGAAAAAAGAGTTAAATTTACTAAAGATAATCAACCTAGTGAAGAAAGCAAAAGCAACGGACAAATTAATTTGAGTAAAGAGAAAAATATATTATACTCTTTAAGAACTGGTTCTCAAGATAGAAATTTAATAAAATTATACTTAGATTGCATAGAAAACCAATTACAAAATGGTGATACTAGGGAAGCAAGCAAATTATTTGGTATTATAAAAGAAAACGAAGTACAAGAGATTAAGAATACTGGAAGTATAGAAGTACAAAAAGTATTTATAACAAAAGAAGAAGAACGACAAGTAAATAAACATATTGATGATATAATAGATATGTAATAAAACTATGAGCTAGTGAATAGCTACACGAAAAGGTAAAACCTTATTACCCTGCTCATAGTAATATATAAGGTTAAATACGAAAGGGGTATTTATGGAAAATATTATAGGAAAAAAGTTTGGCAGATTAACGGTTTTAGAATTAGCTTATAAAAAAGATTATAAACCTCACTATAAATGTCGATGTGAATGTGGAAATGAAACTATAGTAAGTAAATCTAATTTACAAAATGGACATACTAAAAGTTGTGGGTGTTTAAGAAAAAAGTCTAGAAAATACGACAGTACAACTATAAAACTTTTATATGTGTTTAATTCAATGAGAAGTAGATGTTATAATCCTAAGAATAAAGCATATAAAAATTATGGATTACGAAACATAAAAATTTTTGATGAATGGTTAATACGTCCTTTAAGTTTTGTAGAATGGGCAATTAATAATGGATATAAAGATAATTTAACCATTGATAGAATTGATAATAATAAAGGCTATTATCCTGAAAATTGTCGTTGGGTTGATATGAAAACTCAATGTAGAAATAGAAGAAGTAATTATTATATTACATATAAAAATGAAAAATACTGTTTAACAGATTTAGCAAAAAAATATAATATAGGTTTTTCTACATTAAAACACCGATTAAAAATAGGTTGGGATATAGAAAAAGCACTATTTAAAGAGGTAACCCCTAATGGAAAGTAAAATAGAACCTCAATTAATAGGGCAAAAATTAATAGAAAAAGGTTTTAAATATTTTTTTCTTTATCTCTTTCGTTTAACAGAACATAGGAAGTTTATTGTAGAGCCTATACATAACGAATTAATACAGCACTTTGAAAACATATATAACGGCAAGATAAAGAGATGTAACATTAATATTGCTCCACGTTCTGCAAAGACTACATTAAGTAAATGGTTTGTAATATGGTGTATAACAATAAATCCAAAAGCAAACATAATTTACACATCTTACTCACAAAACTTAGTAGGACAAATTGCACAAGAGATTATATCAGTTCTTGAAAGCGATATATATAAAGCTATGTATCCTAACAAAAGAATTGATATAGAGGATAAAGAAACAACCGCTATAGATGACTTTTGGTATGAGTATTTAAAAAACGAAACTAAAAAGAATACATACTCAACTAAAAAAATAACAACCTATGCAGGCGGTACAATCTTATTTAGTGCAGTTGGTTCACAAATAACGGGTTTTGGTGCAGGTATAAGAAACTCTAACAAGTTTAGTGGTTTTCTATTACTTGATGACGCTAATAAACCGCAGGACGTACGCAGTAAAGTTTTAAGAGATAAAACGGTTAAATATTACGAAGAAACATTATTAAGCCGTTTAAACTCACCTGATACACCAATAATAAACATACAGCAAAGATTGCACATTGAAGATTTATCAGGCACTTTAGAAAAGAAATATAACTTTATGACGTTGCGATTGCCATTGATAGATGAAAACGGTCAATGCACAATACCAAGTCAATACACGTCTGAGCGTATAAAAGAGTTACAAAACAATAATTATATGTTTCAAGCACAATATCAACAAAACCCGATTGTTGACGGTGGAAGCGTAATAAAAACAGAATGGTTTAATTATTACCCTATTGAGCAAACATATAACTATAAAAAGATTGTAATAAGTGCAGATACTGCAATAAGCGTAAAAGAAAGTGCCGATTATACAGCTTTTATAGTAGGCGGTGTAACGGAACAAGGCAAGTTGCACATATTAGATATTATAAGGGGCAAATGGGAATATCCTGAACTTAGAACAACTTTAGTAAACCTTTATAATAAATGGCAATTTGATATATACCACACCTCAGCAAGTGCTGTATATGTAGAAAACAAAGCAAGCGGACAGCAAATAATACAAGAGTTGAAAAAAGCTACAGGCTTGCCGATAATAGCTGTAGATGTAACAAAAGATAAACTAACAAGGGTTGAAGAAATACTTGATTATATCGCAAGCGGTAATGTATTATTACCAGTAAGCGAAACATACGGCAATAACCCGTTATTATTGAATGAGTGTCAAGAGTTCAACAGAGAACAGACACAAACTCACGATGACGTATTAGACGCTACGGTGCATTTAATAAATAATACGTTAGCTAAAAGACGCGTCAGCATTTTGGAAGTTCTATAAAAAGTATATACTATTATTAAGTTTAGTTACGAAAAATACGGGAAAATACAAAATAAATTTAAAAATAGTATATACAACGGATATAAAATGACAGAAACTAACACACAAACAGTAAATAATTCTTTAACAGTCAACAACGGACTTGAAAATGTATTATTAGGCAATAATGCGACAAAACTGGGTATATTTTATTCAGGTGCAAGTCCTGAGTTGATTTCTTTAAATTGGATACCATTATGTAATTATTATAAAAGCAACGGTTTTGTAACGGCTGTAGTAGATATGCCAGTCGCAGACGCTTTCAGAGATGGCGGTTTTGATATTGATAGCAAAACTTTAGATGAAGAAGAAATTGACTTGTTAATGCAAACAATGCACAACGAGGGCGATATAGAAGTTTTAAAAGACTGCTTGCGTTGGGGTAGATTATACGGTGGTGGTTTGGTTATGGTTAACTGTAATCAACAAACAGATACACCGTTCAATCCTGCAACAATTTATAACAAAGATGTTGAGTTTTATGCTTTAGACCGTTGGCAATGTATGGCAAATGGTTCAAGTATGCAAACAGCAAAAACATTTACTTTGCAAGATTTAGCTATTGAAGAAAACAGTCTTACAATAGATAAATCAAGACTATTTATATTTACAGGGAAAAATTTACCATATTATTTAAGAAATCAATTACAAGGGTGGGGTGCTAGCGTACTTGAAAGCGTAGTACCACAATTAGACCAGTATTTGAAAGCTAACAGAGTAATTTTAGAGTTACTCGATGAGGCTAAAATAGACATACTTAAAATAATGGGTATGGCTGATTTATTACTAAGTGCAGACGGTGAACAAGCCGTTAAAAAGCGTGTAGAGATTGCAAGTGCTGAGAAGAACTACAAATCTACCTTAGTAATGGACAAAGAGGATGAATACGAACAAAAGCAAATCCACTTTGGCTCTATTGATAGCATTTTAGAAAAGATATTTTTATTAATATGTTCAAGCTTGCGTATCCCTTATTCAAAGATATTTGGCAAGGGTGCAAATGGATTAGGTACGGGTGCAGATTTAGACATAGAAAATTATAACGCTATGGTAACAAGCGATATAAGAGTACCTGCATATAAAATATTGCGTGAGATGATAAAAATAAGATGTTATCAATTATTTGGGCGTGATATTCCTGATTTAGTAATCAAATGGAAACCGCTAAGGGTTCTATCAGACATTGAAGAACAACAAATAAGAACAAATAAAATAAACAGTTATGTTTCTTTACTACAAACTGGGGTATTGAATAAAAAACAAGTAGCTGAACAATTAAACAAAGATGAGATTATATTGTTTAGCGAAGAAGAACTTGAAAACTTAGATAATGATAACTTTGAAGATTTATTAAACAATGAGTAAAGATTATTTTGAATTAAAACCGATAAAATATGCAAAGACTTATGATGATTTAATAATATCAAGGTTAAAAAGCTGGCTATGGAACGATATATTTAAAGATTGTTTTGAGTTGCTAAAAAATAATCAAGTTGAGAACGCTCAAGACGTACTAGAACAAGCAATAAAAAAAAATAGGATATATTATAGCAACGGTGCTTTTTATTCTAATACAGGGCGTTTCTCAAATACCATAGCAAGAGAATTAGAGCGTTACGGTGCAAAATATAATAGACAGCGTAATGCTTATGTAATAAAAGAGTTGCCTACGCAGTTAGCTTGGGTGGTTGAAACAACAAAAGCGGTAACAACAACAAAAGCAGAGGCGGTAATGAATTTACTAGCAAGTAAGCTAGGAACATTGACAACAGAAGAAAAGCATATAGCTATTGAGGGCTTAGTAGAAAAGATAATGCTAAACTTACAAGAGCGAGTATATGCGAATGCTAAAGCACAAAAGATAGAATTAATAACACCAAAGCTAACAGAGTTTCAAACAAACGAGATAGCTAAAAAGTACGTTGAAAACTTAGACTTTTGGATAAAAAACTTTGAAACTGAGAAAATACCTGAAATGCGTAAGGGTATTTTAAATATGACTTTAGAGGGAAAGTCATTACCACAGATTGAGCAATACTTGCAAAAAGAATGGAACATATCACAAGACCGTATAAAGTTTTTAGCAAGAAATGAGAGTGCAATAGCAACAAGTAGTTATTTAAGTTCTAAGTATCAAGCAGAACAAATCCATTACTTTAAATGGAATGCTATTATGGATAATAGAACAAGAGAACACCACAGAAAATTAAATGGACAAGTTTTTCGTTTTGATGACCCTCCTATTATTGACGAGAAAACAGGTCAACGTGGTTTACCTGCAGAAACTTATAACTGTAGATGTACAATGACACCCATTATAGATAAAGATTATTTAAAACGTAGGAGGGAATTATACAAAGCACAAAATAGTTTAGTAAATAAAATAAAAAAAGTTTTAAATACAAAGATTATATGATATAATAAAAAAGTGGCTAGGTTAGCTACCGAAAAGGTAAAATTCCGATTACCCTGCCACATTTAATAATTCGGATTACTCGACGGGAGGAGTAAAAATGGTAAAAGATTTAACAGGGAAGAAATTTGGTAAATTAACGGTTATTAAATTAGACCATAAAGAACAAGTCTATTTAAGTAATGGTTATAAAAATGGATATAGATATTTTTATTTATGTCGTTGCGAATGCGGAAATGAAAAAATTATTCAAGATAGTTCTTTAATCTCTGGAAAAACTAAAAGTTGTGGGTGTTTATTAAAAGAAAATAAAGCAATTGGAGAATTAAACAAAACACATAATCAAACAAAAACCAGATTATATAAAATCTGGCAAAAAATGAAAGAAAGATGTTATAATAAAAACAATAATAGATATTATTGTTATGGTCAAAGAGGGATTAAAGTTTGTAATGAATGGTTAAATGATTTTGTTTTATTTTATAATTGGGCAATAAATAATGGTTATAAAGATAATTTAACCATTGATAGAATAGATGTAAATGGTAATTATGAGCCTGATAATTGTAGATGGCTAACAAATAAAGAACAATCACAAAATAGAAGAAGTAATTTTAATATTACTTTAGGAAATAAAACACAATGTCTTACTAAATGGGCAGAAGATTATAATATTTCAGAGGGAACGGTTAGAGATAGAATAAAACGTGGTTGGGATATAGAAAAAGCAATTAAAACAAAAGTTAGAAAAAGAGCATAACTTAATGTCTATGCTCTTAAGGAGTATAGATGTTAAAAGATAGTAAAAAATTTAGATTACAAGTTGAAAATGCTATTAATTTATCAGATGACTTTGATTTAATTGAAAAAGGTAAGGGCAAAAAATTTGTTTCAAGATTTATTGAACCTGGTGTTGTTTCTTATCAAGAACTAGGCGATGTTTTAATTAAAAAAGAAACAATAGATAAATTTTTAGACACCATTATCTCTTGCCCAGTTATAATAAATCATAAAGACGTAACAGAACAAAATGTAAAAGATTTAAGAGTAGGAGTCGTAAGCGACGCTTGGTATAATGAGAAAGACGGTTGGTTTTACTGTAGTGGAATTATATTTGATAAGCAAGCTATAGATTTAATAAAAAATCAGGGTTGGTCTGTAAGTTGTACATATGATTTTGAAAGCGATAGAAAACCTTTAATCCATAATGGTAAAGAACTAGCAATGGAATTTAAAAATGGTGAGTTCTTACACTTGGCACTTGTAAACAATCCTAGATATGATGAAGCAAATATTGTAATGAATAGTAAAGATACAACTAACGAGGAAACCTCGGTAGTTGAAAATAATCTTGAAAATATAGAAACTAACAGCAAAGGAGATACTATAATGACAGTATTAAACGAGTTAAAAGATTTTATCAAAAGTGTAGTAAGCAACGAGAAAGGTGAAGAAATGACAGACAAACGCAAACTTATTGATGAGGTTGCAGGAATGATGAAGTCAGCAGGATGTGATGATGAAATCATTAGAACAGCAATCGAAAAAATGGAAAAAATCGGCTATGAAAAATCAGAAGCAGACACAGCAGACAACAAATGCAAAAATGCTGATGAAGAAGAAAAAGAAGAAAAATTTGAAGAAGAAAAAGAAATAGCTGAAAACAAAAAAGCTAAAAACGAAGACGAAGAAGAAAAAGAAGAAGACAAAAAAGAAGACGAAGAAAAAGCAGAAAATAAATGCAAAAACTCTATGGATGAAGTTAGAGAAATCGTAAACAATTCTTTTGATGTTCAAGTTTCTTCTTACGTTTCACGTGCAGATAGATTAAAACTTGGTGATAATTACTAATAGATAGGAGATTTAGAAATGACACAACCATTTTCACTAACAGCGGATAAGGTACAACCTGCAGAAGGCTTGTATGCTTACATCCCTAATTTACCACAACAACACAATGCTATTTTCTACTCAGGTACATCAACTGACAAAGCACACGCAGGTCAAGTAATGGCATTGTACACATCATCTACAAATGCTGTAGCTCCTGAAGTTGTAGCTTGTGCAACAACAGACGTAGCTCCATTCGGTATTGTAGTTTATGATTGCAGACTACCTGAATATGCAGTAGGCGATAAAATTGCACTTGCTAAAGAAGGCGATGTAATTTATATGATAGCAGGCGGAACTGTTGCAGTAGGTGATGAATTAACATTCAACGCTTCAACAAGAAAAGTTACTAAGGGTGCAGGTTCAACAACTACTATAGGTACAGCTTTAACACCTGCAAGCTCTAACGGCTTTGTACAAGTAGCAATCAAATTTAATACTTATATTACACCATCAACATAATAGAGAAAGTTAGAAAAAAGGAGATAAACAAATGGAAAAACAAATAGGTTTAAATGGAGCTAAACAATTTCAAAACGCTCTACGTTCTAACTTGCAACGTGTATCAAATAGTTTGAATGCTAGTACAGGTTTAGAACAAGTAGTTACAACCCTTACTCAAATTGTAGCAGGCGTTGTAGAAACTAAATTTTACGAATTGAACGGACAAAAACTTTCAGACTTCGTTAAAATTGAAGTAGGTCAAGGTGCTTATGCTGACAAATTATTGCAATATGCAGTAAATTATGTTGGTAATGCAGGCAAACAAGGTTTAATCAATCCAACTGCAAACGGCATTAACAGAGACGCTAATTCATCAGTTCAAATTGGTTCTTTCACAATGGAAAACAATTTCTGGCGTTGGGACTACTCAGTTACTAATGAATTAGTACAAATGGCACAAAGAAATGCTGAAACATTCTCAATCATTGAAGAAAATGAAAAAGCTCGTAAGAAAATTTGGGACTTGATGTTACAAGACGCTTGGTTCATCGGCTTAGATGACGGTAAATCTTTCGGTTTATTGAACAACCCTAATGTAACAGTTGATACAACTTTGTTATCAGCAGGCTACAAATTGTCTGAAATGAACGATACAGCATTCCAAGCATTTATCGCAGGCTTACCTGCAGTATTTATGCAAAACTCAGCTTATGCAATTAACTTCAACAGATTGTTAATTTCAAGTGCTGATTACTTTTCATTAACTCAACCATTCGGACAATATGGCTTGAACAGATTACAAGTATTAGAAGACGCTTTGAAACGTGTTTCAGGTAATGACTTCAAAATTGTTCACGCTAAATATTGTGATAATGCAAACACAGCAGGGTCTGGTGCTAGATACGTTGTTTATAATGATGACGCTGATAATATTTGTTCTTACTTGCCTGTACCTTATACTCCAATGCCATTGATACCTCAAGGATCCTTGGATTTAATCTCACAAGCACACGGACAATTTGTAACACCGTTTGTTAAGAGAACAGGTGCAGTATTGTACATTGATGAACAGTAAGCATAGGAAAGAGGGATAACTATGAAACTTGAAAACAAATCACCACGTAATTATATGTATGCAGAAAATGGCAAAGTTGCTATATTCAAAAAAGATACAACTATTGAAGTTGCTGAAGATATAGCAAAGAAACTATTAAAACTGCCTGATATAGCAGAAGTGGTCGACAAAGAGGACGTGGAAAAGTTAAAAGCTGAGATTGAAGCTTTAAAAGCTGAAAAGAAAACTTTATCACGTCAAGAAATGCTAAAAATTGCAGAAGAAAAAGGACTTGAATTTAAAAAGAACATCTCAAATGCAAAGTTAGCAGAATTAATTAAATAGTTTTATTTGGCGGGGGTTAATTCTCCCGCCTTGTAAACTAACAAGGGTTAAATAATGTCAATTTTAGATATAGTATCAGTAAATGATTTTAAAACACAATTCCCACGTTTTCAGCCTGTTTATTTACCTGTTTATGCAGAGGGTACATATTTTAAGGATGATATTGTTTACTACGAGGGATTATTTTATATATGCATTGTAGAAAGTACAACGGCACTCCCTACGGTTCAAACTGATTGGAAGTTATATAATACAACCGTTTACAATTATACAAGGGATGAGGATATAACAAACGCATTCAATGAAGCAGTTGTAAACTTTAACGAAAATCTTTTCAGAGATGACGATACAAAGAAATTAGTTTTTTTATATTTAACTGCTTATTATTTAACAGTAGATTTTATGAATGCTCAAGGCGGTAGCTACAAAGGACTTACACAAAGTAAATCAGTTGGTAGTGTATCGGAAAGTTACGCAATACCTCAATGGATGTTAAATAGTCCGTTGTTAAGTATGTATTGTAGTAACGGCTACGGGTTAAAATATTTATCATTAATAAAACCTTACTTAATAGGCAATATATACGTTGCAAGAGGTGCTACAACCATTGACTGAGATTAAAATAAACATTGATAAAGGCAAGATAAAAAAACTTATTGACGGTTTAGGAGATAAAAAAGCCGTTAAAGTTGGTTTAATTGCTGGCAAAGGTGGAGATGATTTAATCTCAGAGGATATGGACTTGGCGGGCATTGGTGCAGTTCAAGAGTTCGGTGCAACAATACAAGTAACAGATAAAATGCGTGCTTGGTTTCATTATCAAGGTGTACATTTACCAAAAGATAAAACAATTATAAATATACCTGTTAGAAGTTTTTTAAAAACGCCTTTAGAGGATAAGAAAAGACTTCTTAAAAACATAACTAAAAACATAAATTTTGATGACTTAATAGAGTATGTTGAAAAAACAGGAGATTTAGAAAGTTTAGCGGTTATAATTGGTTCGGGTGCAGTTGAAACAATCAATGAAGCTTTTGATACTGACGGTTTTGGTAATTGGAAACCTAACAGTCCATTTACAATAGAACATAAGAACGGAAAAGAAAAACCGCTACAAAATACAGGTGATTTGAGAAGAAAAATAACTTATGAGGTTATAAATAATGGCTAAAAAGATTTTATGTAAAGATTGTAAACACAATCAAGGAAAATGCGAATATAATATATTAGTACACGTGAAAAACAGACACGAAACTATTGAATATAAAGAATTAGATAAGACAGAATGTAAACATTATGACGTTTAATTTTAATAAAAATGCAAGTTTAATAAACGGTATGCCACAAATGCGAGAAACTCTCACAGGGTGGGAAGTACCAATTACACTACAAAAAGTAATACAAAATGTAGTAAATGGCTTTGCGGTAGAAACTACAAAAGAAGTAACTTTTCAAGGCACGTTTCAACCATTATCAATGGAAGAATTACAATCTAAGCCTGAAAATATGCGGTCTTGGGAGTGGGTATGGATACACGCAAAAGCGGGTTCATTAAACCTACAAACAGCCGATAAGATAATATTTAACAATAAACGCTATAAAGTAATAAGTTTAAAAGATTATAGTTTAAATGGCTTTATAGAGTATGAATTAGTAAGAGATTACGAGAATGCAAGTACCTATTGAACAAATAATAGTTAAATTAATACAAGACTTTATGGGCTTGCCTGATAATTATGGAACAGACGTAAACGGTAATATTATACCTTGCGTAAGCATAGCCTCGCAAAATATAAAGCTGTTTAATACGCCTGAATTACAAATAACAGTAAAAACAATTTCTAATCAAGTTTATTCAAATCGTAAAGAGTATTTTGATGTTACGGAAACCATAAACGAACAACAAGTAAGCAAGCTATGCGAAAGAATAAACTTTAATGAACAAAGAGTAATGCAGATTGACGCTTACAGCCGTAAGAATGACGCTTTACTAAGGTTTAATGAAATACAAATGAGTTTAACCTCTACTTTAGCAGAACAACTAGAGGATGAGTACCAATTTAAAATAGGTAAAATATCACAAAGTTATAATTTATCAGGTTTAGACGGTGGTTCTGATATAAACCGATTTACAATAAGGTTTAATTGTATTTCTTGGCAAGAGATTGTTAAAGATGTTCAATACTATGACAAATATACAATTACAGAGCAAGACCATTACGACAAGATAAATTTCAGAATAGATATAAACAAATAGAGAAAGGAAAAAAGAATGGGAACTATTGATTTATCAAATACAATCAATGTATCTTTGAGTGCAACTCCGCAAGGTTTAAGAGATTTTGCAACAAATACTATTTGTATTTTTTCAAACGAACAACCGCTAAGTGCAGAGCCTTATATTACGGCAGTTAATGCTCAAGATATTATTAATGAGTATGGTACAAATAGTTTGACTGCTAAAATGGGAACAGCTTTATTTACTCCAGTCCCTAATCTTAGAACTGGTAAAGGACAAGTTTATGTATTCCCTTATACAGCAACAAACGCAACAAGTGCTACAACAACAACTATTGCTATTACAACAACTATTGTTGAAGCTTTAAAACTTATTACAAGCGGAGATTTAACAATAGGCATTGACGGTACAGATTTTCACGTATCAGGATTGAATTTCGGTGCTGTATCAGATATTAACGATGTTGTAAAAGTATTACAAGCACAAAACTTAGATTGTAATATATCAGTTGTAGATACAAATCAAATACAATTCCAATCGAGACGTTATGGTGCTACAAATAGTGCTATTACATTGAAAGCTACAACAACTCCAGTTGGAACTGATATTTACGGTTCAAGCTATTTAGACGGTGCTAACCAAACAGGCGTCGCAGGTGTTGACGCAACAGGAACAACCTTAGCGGAAGCAGTAGCACAAGCAGAACAACAATTCTATTTTGGTGTAGCATTAACAACTCAAAATTGTGAAAAATCTTTAATATTTGCAAACGCAACAGCTATTCAAACAAAAGACCATTTATATTTTGAAGCTATGCAATCACTAAAAGATATACAATCTTTAGGTACAGATATTAAATCAGCAGGGTTAAATCATTCACACATCTTAGCTTATTCTTTTGCAGGTGCAACGGGTGCTAAACAAGCTGTAGCAACTTATGCAAGTATAGCTTGCTCAACTAACTATTCAGCAACTTCAACAGTTTTAACAATGAATTTGAAAGAATTAACTGGCATTTTACCTGACTTGAACTTAAACCAAACTTATTACACACAAGCGAAGGCTAATGGTGTTGATATTTACGGTTCTACTGAGGGCTTAGGTTGCGTATATTCTAACTCAAATAGTAAATATACCGATGAAGCTACAATGGATTTATGGTTGAAAAAAGCTCTTGAAGTAGCAGGATTTAACTATTTAAGAAAAACAAATACAAAAATACCTCAAACAGAAAGCGGTATGACAGGATTAAAACAAGCATACGCTAATGTTTTAGAACAAGGTATAAGAAACGGATGTATCGCAGGCGGTAAATGGAACGATAGTATTCCATTTGGAGACCCTGAGTTATTTGATGAAAATATAACTAATAAAGGTTATTATATTTATTCAATACCAGTAGCACAACAATCACAAACAGAAAGAGAAAACAGGGAAGCTCCTGTTATTCAAATAGCTGTAAAACGTGCAGGTGCTATACACAGCTCAAACGTAATAGTAAATATACAAGCATAGGAGTTAAATAAATGACTAATTTTGTTTTAACAGGTGCAGATACTATTATTATTAACGACATACCAGTTAGAGATTTTGCAGACGGTGATATAGGCACTTTGGACTTGCCTAATAACATATTTGCAGGACAAACAGGTAAAAACGGAAATACAATATTTGCACTAGATGAAAGCGGAAATAACGCAACATTAACAATGCGTATTTTATTATCAAGTGGTGATGATAAACGCTTTAACGGTATGATACCAACTTCTGACGGTTTTGCAAGTACAGTTCTTGCAACTGGTTCGGTAGTAAAACAAGTTGGTGACGGTCAAGGTAATATATCATACAATACTTATTTATTAAATGGTGGTATGATACAAAAGAAACCTAACATTACAACTAATGTAAACGGAGATACATCACAGGGCGTTTGCGAGTACACTTTTTATTTCGCTAGTGCTGAAAGAGCAATATCATAAGTAATATAAAGAGTTTTTAGTGTTCTATGGTAGAAATGCCATAGAATGCTATTAAACTCGGAAAGAGGGAAAAATGATAGATATTAAAACACAAAACGGACAAAAACGACTTGTAATTAATTGTGCAACTACAAAAGAGGTTAAAGAATTAAAACGGGTTATATTAAAAGAATTAACTAAGTACCCTTTAGGGTTAAAACTTTTGGGTAATGATAAAGATACTTTTAATAAAGAGGTAGATTTTAGCGGTGTATTTGAATTTATAAAAAATGTTATTATTAACATAGACACATCGGAAGAATTTGATAGTGCTATTTATGCTTGTTTATCACATTGTACTTATGATAGTACAAACGTAATAAACGAACAATTATTTGATAATAACGAAAAGGCTAGAGAGGATTACTACGAAATAGTGTTTGCTTGTATAGAGGAAAATTTAAGACCTTTTATCAAGAGCCTAGTTTCTATGTGGAAAATCCAATCTCAAAGGATGGACTTAAACCTACTGTCAGATATAACAACGTTGACGACATCGACAAAATAATATACTCGCTGACTAAGGCGGGGTGGTTTGGCGGTAATCCCTCTACCGCCTATAACTGCCCGATTGATGAGTTATTTAACGCTTTTTATTATGAAATGATGACGAGGGATTACGAAGCAAGTTATTTTGAATTAAACAAGGCTAAAAAATGAAACTAGGCGAACTTTTTATACAATTAGGTGTTGCAGGCGATACAAAAGAGCTTGATAAAACCCTAAAACAACTTGATAAAGCTGAAAAAGTAAATAATAAAGTTGCTAAAGCTGAAAAGGCACTTGGTAGAGAATTAACCGAGAATGAAAAGAAATGGCTAAAAAATAAAAATGCTATTAATGAAGTAAGAAACGGTTTAAACGGATTTTTAAAAGCAACTGCAGGGATAGCTACAGCAGTAGCAGGCTCGGTTATAGCTTTTGACCGTATGGCTAATGCTATGTTTAATGCCAATCAACAATTAATTACTTTTCAACGTACAAGCGGAATATCTTTAAATACACTTAATAGATATGCAAGTGCAAGTTCTTTAGTAAATTATAATGCAAGTTTACAAGGCACTGCACAAAGTTTACAAAATGTAGCTAATAACCTATGGGATATACAAATGGGTAGAGGTGATATATCACCTTTTCAAGAGTTAGCTTTTGTAGGCGGTAAGGGTATTAATCCCTTTGGTAAATCTTTAGAACAAGTAATAGAAGAAATTAGAGAAAGTATTAAAACAGTTGACGACTTACAAGCAACTAACATCATAACAAGAATGGGTTTTTCACCTGACGACTTGATGATGTTAAGAATGACTAAAGGTGAAATCGCTGAAATAAACAATTTATTCTTAAAAGCAGGCGAACAAGAACGACTAAATAAATATGCTTTACAAGTAAAAAAAATACATATAGAATTTAATACTTTAGGACAAAGACTATCTCTAAAATTAATGCCTACATTTATTAAATTTATAGACCATTTAGCAGAAATGGGAAAAAGATTTATAGAATTGTGGGATACAAGCGAACAATTTAGAAAATCAATTGGAATGCTAGGTGTTGCTCTTGGTGCATTCTTTACTATGTTAAATCCTAAATTAGCAAAATTAACATTCTTAATTGCAGGGCTTTTATTATTATTGGATGATATCGCTGTTTATTTTATGGGTGGAGATAGCTATTTTGGTGATATGATGAAAGCTCTTGATAAATTTAGTAAAAAAGAGGTTGAACAAGCTGAAAAAGATAAAACTCAGTCAACAAAAAATATAGAAAAATTAAAACAAATGGGTGTAGGAAATGAACAAACACTTAATAATCCTAATGTTGTAAGAGCTTTAGGCGGAATAAGTGACGCTGATACCAATTGGAGAAGTAAAATTTTTAATAAAGAATTTTTAGCAGAAAGTTTCTTCGCTAGTGCTAGAAGAACTTTCAGACAGCCTGAATTTGGATTATATAAAAAGTTAGCTGATAGTATTCCTACTCCAACAAATCTAGCAAGAAGAGCAGTTGAAAATTTAAACATAAGTCCACAAACAACAATTTATACTACTCAACCTGCTGATAAAGCAATGGGCGATAATATTAATAATGATATACAAAATGCTACAATGCAATTTTTACCTCAAGGGCGTTAGAAATGACTTTTAAAAAAACTGTAACAAATTATTTAAGCAATAAAAAAGACAGCGATATAAGAGCGGATTTATTATCATTAAATCCTGCTGTATTATTTACAAATAAAGGTTCAAAAAACAATCGTTTTGGAGATATTTATTTGTTTAATAATTTTGGTTATGCTACAAGTAACAATTTAATGTCAACTTCTAACATAACAACTCATTATACGGAACAAAATGTTACAATGAATGACCATTGGGCTATTGCACCTGAACAATATACTTTAAGCGGTGTTATAGGTGAGGTGGTATATAATAAACCTCATTTATTTACTGATTTTATACAAAAAAGAGTTACAAACTATTTACAACCTTTAACAATGTTATCACCAACAATAAACAGTTATACTCAAAGTGCAATTAATGTAGTAGGACAAATAGAAGCAACATTAGATAGATATGGTACTATTGCACAAAATATATATCAGCAAATAAAAGAGGGCGATAGACGTTTTGATATATATACTAATCAGCAACTTTTATATGAAAGTTTAAGAAGTTTACAATTAAATAGACAACTTGTAACTATTTATACACCATATAAAGAATTGCAAAATATGGCAATTACAAGTATTATTTTTAGACAAGAAAATAGTACAATGCAAAGTAATATTGAAATAACCCTGCAAGAGTGGCGTGATGTTGAAATAACAACAAGACAAGCGACTGAAACAGAAAAAGCAGGGTTTGCTAATATGCAAAAACAAGTAGAAGAAAATAGCGGAGTTGCTACTACACAAGAAAAAGGTGAATTAAAAAGTTATGCAAAAGAAATGGGTTTAGGCAACTTATTAAAAAATATGATAGGAATAGTTTTTCAATAATGAAACAAGTATTAAATTTAACATCTAATGCAAGACAAACAATGCAATTACCTATAGAAAATGGTAATACAGCTACATTTAATTTATATTATAATCCTACACAATATGCGTGGTATTTTGATTTAATATATAATGATTATGAAATATACGGTTCAAAAGTTGTTTTACATCCAAACATCATAAGACAACAACGTAATATTTTACCTTTTGGAATTGCTTTTCTTGCTAAAGGTAATGTAGAGCCGTTTTCGATAGATGATTTTGAAAATGAAAGAGTTAGAATGTTTCTTCTAACACAAGATGACGTAAACACTACAGAGGAATATATTTATAATGGTTGATACAGAAAACGAACAAACATTTACTTTAACCTCTGAGGTTACAAAAATTAATGCCCCTCATCAATGGATATGGGAGATGTCTATTACTTACATAAACGAACAAGGGCAATATGAAACAAAAAAATTCGGTTATCCATTAACCTTACAATTTAATATTGTAAGAAATACACTTGCTCAATCTAATACAGGTGATTTTACCATATATAACCTTGCTAAAGCTACAAGGAGTGCTATATTTCAAGATAGGTTTGCAACACAAATTATTAAATATATTACTTTAAATGCAGGTTATGAGGGTAATTTAATACAAGTATTTAGGGGTAAAATACAAGAATGTTACTCTAAACGTGTAGGCGTTGATGTTCTAACAAATATCAAAGCTTGGGATATAGGCGTTAATGAAAGAGTTATGTGTGTAACTTTTCAAGCGGGGACAACCTTTAAAGACGCTATTAAAAATGTTTTAGCACAAAGCCCTTATGATTTAGGTGCAATAGGTGATATACAAGGTACTTTTAAGACTGATACAAGTTTTGTAGGTACACCTTTAAATATTGCTAATCAAATAACAAACGGGCATACTTTTGTTGATAATGGAACTGTAAACACACTTAATAATAATGAGTGCTTAGATACAGGGGTTTTAGTTTTAGATGATAAAACTTTAATCGGAACACCTGAAAGACGTAATCAAAGCGTAACAGCTAACATTATATTTAATCCTAGTTTAATGGTAGGACAATTAATAGAAGTTCAAAGTAGTATAGCAAGCGAATTTAGTGGTACATATTACTTAGGCGGTATGACACACTCAGGCACTATATCAGGTGCGGAAGCAGGACAAAGAATAACTACAGTTGATTTATTATGTGGTGCATTCTTACCTAACTCTGATACTAATATTACAGGACAAACTCAACGTGTAGGCTTTACAAAAGTTAAACAAGAAAAAGTAACGCCAGTTAATACGAACTACGGTTCAAGCGTTGAAGAAGTTTATAGATATATTAAAGACCATAGAGGCAATGTATCGGGATTAACTAAACGTATAACACCGCTTATAAGTTGGAAAGATATGTTACAGCCTGCAGGTAGTGGTAATAAAAACGCTGATATAAATGCTCAAATAACTAAAGATATTTTATATAATTGTGAAAATATAGCACAACAATTAACTAATTTTATGAATACTTATTGTAAAGGTTATAAAATTAAAATTGTTAGCGGTTGGCGTACAATTCAAAATAATGCTAGCCTTTCAAATGCTTCAAAAGAAAGTGTACACTTAAGGGGCGGTGCTATTGATTTTACAGTAACAAACGCTCCTAGTTATACAGTATTTTATAACTATTTTTATCCGTCTTGGCAAAACTTCACTTATTTATATCGTGTAAGTAGTTCAAGTAGGTATAATATACACGTTCAAAATACTTTAGGAAAAGGTGGAGCTAGAAGAAGTAAAGGCAACTAATGAATAATTATAATACATTAAGGCACGAGCCTGACTTATACCAGTTATCACAATCTATATGCGATAATGTAGCTTATAACCGTATTAATTGTGTAAGAATAGGCATTGTTGAAACTTTTGACGGTTCAACCTGTACAGCACAAATAAGAATTGCTAATAAAATGGTTATAGGCTTAGATGACTCAGGCATTCAACAAACTATTGATTATCCATTAATAACCGCTAAAGTGTACTTTTTAGGTAATAAAGATAGAGGCGTTACAATACCTTTATCAAAAGGTGATGAGGGTATTATATTATTTAACGATAGAGAAATAGAAAGTTGGTTTATAAATGGTGAAATAAATAATCTATCTTATGATAGATGTCATCACATAACAGACGCTATTTTTCTTGTAGGAATGCACTCTCAGCCTAAAATGTTAAATTTTGTAGCGGATTGTATAAACTTATGGTATAATGATACATATATAAGAATTTCTAAAGACGATGTAAGAGTTAATGGAGATACTTATATAAAGGGAGATACTGAAATAACAGGAAAAACCGATATTATAGGCGATACAACTATAACGGGACAAACTGATATAACAGGCAATCAAACGGTTAGTGGTACTTTTACAGCGAACGGAATAAGTGATTTAACAAGTGCAAACGGATATTTTACAACAGTTGACGGAAAACTTGTAACAGTTGTAAACGGCATTGTTAAAACTATTGTAGGTGCATAATGATAATAAGAGCAGTAAGAGATGATGAAAACGGAAAAGAAACTTGGCAATTTGGACAAGGTTATTCTAGTTACCGTAATGAAAAATATGCTATTGCACAAGATATAAAGACCGCTTTATTAGAATTTCAAAATGATTGTTACTTTGCTCTTAATCATGGTATAGACTGGCTAACTCGATTAGGTTATAAAAACCAAAAAGAGTTATTAGATGAAGATGTTTATAACGTGATTGTAAACCGTTATGGTGTTTTATCGGTTGAAAACTTTGAAAGTGATGTGTATGACAGAGAATATACTTGTTCTTGTTTAGTTTACACAATATTTTCAGAAACTCCACTAGAATTTAATTTTAATAATAGAGGTTAAAATGGCTAATCAAGACTTATTGAATGAAAACGGATTACAGACAAAAGATAATAATACTTTGTTAGCAGAAATACAAACAAATTTACAAAGTATTTATTCACCTAGCGGAGAGCCTATTAATTTTGATAGTAATACTCCTGACGGTCAATTTACAGAAATTTTAAGCACGTTGGGGACAGTTGTAAGAGAATTAATAACAGAAACTTTTAACACAATGTCCCCTGATAACTGTAACGGTGCTATGCAAGATAAAATGTATGCTATAAACTATTTAACACGTAAATCAGGAGCGTTTACAAATCAACCCATAGATATAACAACCGATAGAACAGTTGATTTAATCGGCTTAGACGGTTCATATAATGATGAAAACGCCTCTGCTTATGCTGTATCAGATGATAGCGGGCAAATATGGTATTTAGTTGATAGTGTAACTTTAATGGCAGGGACTACTTCTTGCGTATTTAGAGCAAAAGAAAAAGGTCAAGTAATACCAGTTATAGGCACTATTACAAAGCAAGTTACAATTATTCAAGGCGTAGTAAGTGTTATTAATAATGTAGGCTATACGACACTTGGCTATGATATGGAAAGCGATATGGATTTTAGGATAAGACGTTCTAAAAGCGTAGAGCTTGCAAGCGGTAATGAAATAGACGGAATGGTAGGAAAAATCCTACAATTAGACGGTGTAACAAGCGTAAATTCACATATAAATATTACAGGCACTACAGACGCAACAGGGACAGCAGGCCATACAATTTGGTTAATAATTGCAGGTGGTGCTAATACAGATATTGCAGAAATAATCTATACAGAGCAAGGCGGAGCGGGTACACGTGGAAATGTAACAGTACCAATTACAACAATGAGCGGACAAACTATAAATGTAAATTTTGATAGACCTACTCCGACTCCATTATTTATTAAATTTAATGCTAAAATCAAACAAGGTGCTAATGCTCTTGCAGTTGATACTGTAGGCGTTAAAGAATATATGGTTGAAAACTTAATATATCAAATAGGCGAAACCGCTAGCACTTCTGAAATAGTTGACGTTGCACAGTTAGCATTAGATGTACAAGGCGGTAATGCTTATGCTATTGATTTACAAATATCAGATGAGGACTCAACCGCAACAATAACGAGTAGTAATGTAGGCGTTACAGCTACTATAGATTTAAACAAATTTGAAACTAAAATAATGACAACTGGCTCTTATGTATTCACTTATGATGGTGATGACTGGGAATTAAACTCTGATACGGTAATATTAAGTGATTACGGTATAGAAATAACAGGAACTCCAGTAGCAACAGATACGCTAACAGTAGCTTATACGTCAAGGACTTGGAGTGATGTAATAAATACGGCAACAATAGCTAATCAATTTGTAGTAGATGTAAATAGAATATTTATAACAACGGTACAAGCATAATGGATAAAGTTTTAGAAACAATAAAAGAATGGGCTTGTAACTTAATAATAATACAGTATCGAGGCTCAGAACAAAATAAATCAACAATTAGAATGTTAGTAGATTTAATATTTGCTAATATGCTAGGCTTGCAAATGCAAGAGGATTGTTTGAATGTTGATAAGTCAAAAGGTGTATTATTAGATGTTGTAGGCTTATGGGTTGGTATTGGTAGATTTACTACATTTTATGAGGGTATTGTAAACAAACATTACGCATATCCAACTTATAAACAAATACAAGACCAGTCTTATACACCAATTCAAGTGGGTTTTTCAAATTATTTAAACTTTATAACTCTTAAAGGGATTTTTATACGTTATAGAGAATTAATATATTATGCGACAGGCACGTGGATATTATCAGACGATAGATATAGAAAACTAATTAAGTTAAAAATAATCAAAAATTCCATAAGACATACTAGAAAAAATATTGATGATAGTATATACTTATGGAGTGAGGGACACGTTGTTACGACTTGGAATGATATGGAAATAACATATACAAGCGATGATAAAGAGTATGATTATTTATTAAAGGTAGCAAACGAAAAAAATATACTATTAACGCCAAGTGCGTGTACAATTAATTTAGTATATAGTGAATAAGTGAGGTTATAATGGCAAAATTAACTAGAGTTACAGGGAAGGTATTTGGAAGTCAAGCAAGCCCTACGGGTGATGTTGATAACGGTGCTTATATTGGACAATTTGGTTCAGCACAAGCAGGGACTTATGTAGGTACAGATGACGTAGCTATGATACAAAACTTGCCCGCTTGGGAGCAAGGTTGGATTGGTGCTTGCGTAGAAGAAGACCAGTTACCGCCTCTACCTGAAAGAACGGGAGTTGATAAAGTATTATCATATCAAGAATGCTATTTATTACAACAAGGTATGCCCGAATGGGATAGTGCAACTACGTATTATATAGATAATTTTTGCTCATATAACGGTGTAATATATAAATCATTAACAGATATTAACTTAAATAATCAACCTGATACAAGTGTAGCAAATTGGGAAGTTTACGGAAAAATATCTCAATACACAAAATTCGCTATTAACAAAGGTAATGAAAATTTATTAGTAAACAACTCAAATGAATTAGCTTTTGATGTTGATAATTCTAACCCTTTAACCTACACAAACATTATGGGTGAAACAAGAACGGTAGACAGTTTATTGCCTATTGATATTTCAGCAGAGAATGACGGTACATACAAAGTAGCATTACCACAATCAGGCAATCAACCGTATTTATTTAATGGAACTGTTTATAATCAAGAAACAGAACCTACAACGCAAGTACAAGACGATATATGGATTAATCCTCAAGAACCATATACGGCTAAACAATACGACGGTGCTGATTGGCAAGACTTCAACGATGTATTATTGTTAGATAGTTCTGTAATTGTTGCAAGTGGGGTTATAAATACATTAAAACAACCTAGTTATAACTACAACGCAATAAATTTAAACCAATCTTCAAGCGGAAATATACAATTTATTCAAGATGTAAATATGGTAGATTTTTCTGCTTATATAACACTACCAACTACTTTGAATATTATTCAAATAGCAGATGACGATATAGTATTATTTGCGGGTGTTGGCGGTGGATATTTTAGAATGGTTTTATGTACTTCAACAGGAACAGAAATTGCACAATTATTTTCTATAGCAAATGGTAATACTACATATCCAATATATAACTGGTCACCAGTTATTAAAAAAGGGCAATATTTCAAAGTAACAAGTGTTGGTTCAACTACTGGCATATATAAATTTTATTTAGCTAAATAAAGGAGCAAAAAATGTATATTGCAAAATTTAATAATATTATTGCGGAAATCGCAGATACAGAAGAAGAATTATTAGAAAAAATAAAAAAAATAGTTTATACTTCAATAGAAGAAACAGAAGAAACATACGTTCTTTATAACAGTGTTTATATGACAGAAGAACAAGCACAGGAAGAACACGAAAAAGAAGAACGAGAAAGAAAAGCAAAATTAAAAATGACTAAGAGAGATTTTTTCTTGTATGTTTTGCAACCTTACGGAGTTACGTATCAAGCTTTAAATCAAATATTGAGTTCAAATGATACCCTTTCAGCTTGTTTCAATCTATGTAATCATATTTACAGATATGATGAAATGCTAATCGGTAACATTAAACCAATGTTGGAAGCATTAACAGGTGAAACCGTTGATGAACAAGAACTTATGACATTTTTAGATGAACAATTTGAATTACATAATGCACAAGACTAAAGGAGTATAAAATGAATTTTGATTTAACAACAACTGAATGGACACAAGTAACAGACTTAACTGATGATACTACATACTTTTTACAAGCTAAAACAGTAGTAGACACAATACCTTGCAACTTTTATGAAGAAACACCAATTTTATTTGCACAAAGTGTTACAACACCTACTGATGCTAAAACTGGCGTTTATGCAAGCTCTTTTAAATTTAAAAAAGTAAGTGGGATAAATATATATATTAAACAAGTTAATCCTAATACATTAAATATAGAAGTTCAAGAGGTGCAATAATGAATTATATAGATTTAACAAATGGCTTTACGACCTCTGAAATAAGTGCTATGGGTTTCCCTAGTGCAACTTACGAAGAATTAACTTTAGGTGCAAGTGGTGACACTTATGAGGCAGTACCAGCAAATGGTTATATTTATATTAATATGAAAACTGATGCCTCTGATAGAATTTCTTTACATAATCTTACAAAAGGCTATGGAGTAAGAACATATCAGCCTGCTAATACTTCAACACAATTATTTATTCCAGTAAATAAAAATGATACTTTCACAATATTATATAGTGGTACGGCTACTGTATCTGTTTTTGAGTTCTTTTATGCACAAGGAGAAATATAATGTTATATATAGAAATTATAAACAATAAACCAACAAGAGTAACAAATAATATTAAAGTAGCAGAAAATAATCATTATCAAAATATGATAACTACTGATTATGATGATTACACTTTAACAAACATTAAATATATATATTCAAACGGTCAAATAGTTTTAAATCCAAACTATGAGCAAGAAAAACAAGAACAAGAAGAACAACGTATTTTACAATTACACTTAACAAAACGTGATTTATTATTAGCGTTATATGATGATAAAGGTTTAACACCTGATCAATTAAAAGCAAATTTAAACGATAGAGCAAAAATAGAGTTTGATTATGCTGAAAAGTATTATAGATTTAATCCACTTATAGATAGCGTAGGAACGGAACTAGGCTACACTAAAGAACAATTAGATTATTTATTCGAACATAAAGAGTTTCCACAAGATTAATGAAATTACATTATATAACTATGAAATACTCACAACCAGTAAAAGAAATACCGCCATTGCATATCGGACATAAAGAGAAAAGCCGATTAAGTTTGTGGCTACTAAAAATAAAAGATAAGTTCGCATTTAAGTTTACTTGGAGATTTTAAAAATGTTTATGCAAAAAATAATTGACAAAATACTTGAAAAGAAAGCTAAAGAAATTATTGGT